AAAATAAACATAATTTTCGTTCTGTTACCCAAAATGACGCAGCACATAATGGCTCTTCACAATTGGGATTAGGCTTTTGTGGTTCCATCATTGGGTTAACGGGGGCTAACCCTGACCCCGTTAGTGTTTCTTGATTCGTAGTATACGTGGGTTTAGCACCATTTGTCAAGGAATTTACCCATTGATTTTGGACATCTTGAGCAGCATTTCCTCCAGATGGAGTATCGGGGGAAATGTCATTCATCCAATCAACCACATTACCTAGATTTTGAAAACTATTTCGTGAGCTTTCATACACAGCAAGTAAGGCCATCGCAATAGAAAAGAAGGAATCCCCATGTCCCATAGGAGTATTAGGGGCTTTCAATTCATTACTAACGCAGAGAATCTGTCCACGTTGTCTTTCATCGGCTAACAATTTTAACCTTCCAGAGTGGACATATTGCTCAAAGACTTGGGCCATTGTATTCTTGGACTTTGTGGTAAAGTGCATTGCATCCCAAACTCTGTTTAAACCTCGATCTTCTAATTCACCTCTTGTATTATCTATATACCCCCTCGTAAGATTAAATGTTTCTGCCACATCATTTAAGTATTGAATTTGGTCTGAATAAGACCACCCATCTAACCACGACTGATGAACCTGTTCTATTCTATCTCCTATCTTTTTAAAGATAACTAAATGAGATGGGTGACGTTTCTTACCTACATCAAACCCCCCAAATAAATCCCCATCTTCAAGAGGCGTATAAGCCTTACTAACAGGATGATTAATTAACTTGGAGTCTTCACATTTTCTAATATCATCCTCTTCAAAATATGCTTCTGTAGCAAAATATGGTTGCAACAAAAACTCTGACGCAAAAGCTTTAGGTCTAGCTCGTTGTTGTTGAAGTAACCATTTTTCATCATACAGTTCAGGCATCAATACCCTCCTAGTAGGAGTAGGGTCTAATGCAGGAAGCACTCTAGTTTTAAAACGGTCATCTTTTTGTAGAACAGTTAATAAATCTCCAGGCATCATAGGAGTTCCTAATACAATAACAGGGATGCCTTTTAACGGAATAAACATAGTCTCTGTCAAAAAGTGATCTTCTACTTTAGTTAGTTGAGTTAGGTTTAACGGATTCTCTGGGTCACGCAAAACGTCATCAGCAATCAAAGCTCCATTAACATGCATACCCCGTTTAAATGAAAAAAGACCTCCGTGTGCTATTTCCATAGGCTTCTTATTAATATGGTATCTAAACGAAAAATCTGCCTTAGGAGAACGACTTGTCATCCATTGAGTTAAGACCGGATTCCGTTGAACCGTCTTATTGATTTCAGAAATATGATACCTAGACATTAAATCACTATAAGATAAATACAAAACAGAACAATTTAAGAGTCTCCAGACTGAGAACGCATGTCCAAGTATAGTTGATTTAAAATGGAATCGGGGTAGTATAGCACAGTAGTTAAGTCCTGCTTCCAAGCATTCTTCAATATCTTCTGCAAGAACACCGACATGCCATGCTTTAAAATATTCAGGATTATCATAACTTAGACTCCAAATATCCCGTAGAAATTCCCAAAAACTCCCAACCTTAATAGATTGATGAGTTGATAATCCTTCAGCTAACCTAGAGAAAGCATCATCGAATGTTGTACTATTATTAGTTACCATACTTATCCTGGGTTTGAGTTAAAGATTTTAACTTAAAAGCTATTCGTTGTAATACATCAGAATCATTTATTTCTTCCACTAAAACCCCCATTATATCCTGAACAAATTGTAAATTAATCATGCCTTCTATTACAACCCGTTCTCCTTTAATCCCTATATCCAAAGCTTTAGCAGCATCAAAAGGTCTATCAAATATATGTCCATCTAATTCTGACGATGCCTTATGTCTTAATTTTCCGTAATCATTTAAATGTTCTTCTTGAATTCTAGCGTAGCGTTGAGTTTCTGTTTCTTTAAGGATATCTATCGCAGCACTTCGGGCTTCTATTTTATCTTCTTTCCATTTATATTGTTTCGCCCAGGCATAAATAGTAGGAACTTTAACCTCTATATCAAACTCATTGGCTAACTCAGCAGAAATTGTAGGAACTGTGTCCCCTTTCAGAAATAGTTCCATAGCTTTCATTCTAATTTCATCTGGAATAACTTTAGGCATTCTATCCTCCGTGAATACTGTTAGGGTCTAATGCCCCGTACCCTGCATCTGACACATGTTGAGAATCAATATTACCTCCCCAAGGAGAACCATCAGGTTGCAAGAACTTGGAAAAGTCCACATGTCCACTGATTCCTGTATTACATGTAAAGCAAGCAGGAACCTTATACTTTTGACTTCCTGACACTATTGTTTTAAATCGAATGGCAATCTCATCTGGTCGTCCACACAATCCCCTCATACCAGGGTCATCTTTAAAAGGGGTATAGGCCCGATTCTTTAGGATGGTCTTAAGAGTACGCTCTGCTCCAATCTGTTGATTCCATTTACATCCGTAATATTCACACCAAACCAACTTAGCGTACTTAGCCCGTAGGTCTTCTTCTGTCATACCCTCAGGAAGCTTATCTTCTTCCGTTAAAACCTGTTTAGTTGGCTCCATGAAGGCTACTCGTATCTGGTCTTTATTTACTCGTTGCAAGCTCATTCTTCCCTCCTTTTTCTCCAAAGGGCGATACATGCTGCGTCAGCCCAATCTTGCTCTATGAACAATTCTCCCCATTTATCTACGGCAAAGGCTTTAATATCTTTCTTATTAGCATTACCTTTACCTAATACATATTTTTTCCAATGTCTATTATCTACAGATAGACACTCAATTTTATTTGTAGCACACGCTAAACGAACTCCGCCAACTACTGAAGCTATTTCCATAGTAGATTTAGGGTTCTGAATAAATATAGCTGATTCAACAGCAGCATTAGTCATTACTTTTATTTTACTCAAATCTTTAGCAAACTGTAAAGAAATTTCAATAAATCTAGCATCAAATTCCAAATCCGAACTACGCCATTTTAACATGGCTAAAATCTTTTCCTGTTCATCTAACCATACTCCATGAATAGCTCTAGAAGAACAATCTAACCCTAAATAAGTTGTAGTAGTTATCTGTTGAAGAACTTTAAAGGCTTCTCTATTGCCCGAAATCATCGGCTATAACTTCATTCATAACTTCAACTACATCCTTTAAATCTAGGACAGCTTTTTTAATGACATCCATATCTTGAGAAAAGACACCATATTGCACTCCCTTAAGAACTATTTCACTGTTAGCCACTAAGTCTAATAAAATATGCTCGTCCATATTCATCATATTACACCTTCCTATATTCTGTTTGCCACTCTGAATTTCCATCCATCCCATTAGGAACTAGTTCATAGTCTTCAAATAATGCAGGATACTGATGCTTTAAAATATTTCCAATTTTATTAAAGACTAACCTTATTTCTTCTTCTGCATGTTCATCAGTTCTCATTTCAATTATATGCCTCGCAGCCCTTATGTTACATGACCATCCTATATTAGTAGCAAGGCCAATAGGAGCTACTCTTCTAGCTGCTGAAGTGTAGTACTTCTTTTTAGAGAACGGTAAAGAATCAAAATCTTTTCCCTCTATAGCTTCTGCCCGTTCTATTAACCTAGCGTATTGAAGTTCTAGGTACTCCCAAGTTTCTTCAAAAATATCCTGAGAATGAGAGTCACCCTCATATGCTTGAGGTATCCATAGACCCATATCTTCTAACCTAAGGAACCTTAGGCTCTCCTGAGATATGGCAGTACCCGCTCTGTGCCTTACAAGCTCATGAGTGACCACTCTACTAACATCACATATCATGAATGATACCCACCCATGTTCAAGCACTGAACCATGTCCTATGTTTATAATATTACTTAAGTAGTCTTTGTTATTACTTCGTACCTTAGTAATATTTGGATTCAATTCCGTTCCAAAGGATTTATAGCAACCCCGTCCCATGACTTCAATTAGTTCTTCACAATCATTCACAGTATCTGATGACCAACTTGCCCCTATATGAGTTAGATACTTATGTAAATCCATATGTCTAACTCTTTGCTCTGCGATTAAAAATACTTCTGGTTCTACTCTATGCATTGTTTCCCCCAAAAGTTCTCAATGAGACTATCCTAGATACAGTTTGAAATCCTTGGGCATAAGCGTCTTTTAAACCAGTGACCTTTCTATGTACAGCTTCTTGCTCAATAATATCTCTCCTCAATTCTTTTAAAGCTTCATACTTATCTAATACAGCCCCTCGTAATTCATCCCTAGTAAATTTTTTCTTTCCTGCTTCTTCCCGTTCTTCGGCTATTCTATAAATAGCAGTCGAATAACTTTCATTAAATGCAGCATCCAGGGCATTTTTAGTTGCTTCAATATCCGCTAGTTGGGTTTCTAAGTACATCTTAATCCCACCATACATAGTAAGGAACTGTTCCAATTTTTTATTATCTGCATTCATTAGATTAGGAAAATCTAAATTTTGGTCAGCAGCTAATTCTTTACCTATAGATGGTACCATTAAATCTTCGATAAATTTATCAGCTTGGGTTATAGCCTTAAAAGGACTCCACTTTCCTTCCCGCTTTTCCATTTTTAATTGGGTCATGACACTCCTCTACATTGACAATATTTCAATCCCGTACATTTTAAGGGAACATCTGCCATATTCATAATAGTATAACACCTTTCTTGTATCTGTGTCCATACCTTTTCATCATAGTTAACAACAAAAGCCTTTACTTTCTGGTCATTTTTATCTTCGTATAACACCATTCCATGTTCAATCTTAGATAAATGTAAATAGATTTGAAGTTGAATTAAATGGTCAGACTTAGGCTTATCTAATAAAGCTTTAAAGCCCCTAGTATTGATAGACTTTAATTCAACCACCGCTTTCCCATGCTCTTTATGTTTAATGACATAATCCATTCTACCTGAAATTACTGGGTCTGCACACTTTACAGGACTCTCTGCTGAAATTAAAATTCCCATTTGTTCAAAATATTTTTCATACCTAGTTCCTAAAGAATCCCCACAATCGAAAATTCGTTGAAGATTAGGCTCTATAAATTGTTGTCCCGCCAATCCATTATATGCTAAGTACAACATCCTATTACAGGGGTTGCCCAAATTAGATGGATAGAATACCCCTGTATTAACTCTTGTATTAGTGTGACCTAAGTGGTCACTTAAAGCTGATAACATCCATTCATCTTGATTTATAGCTTGAGTAAGCTTACTAGGTTTCGTTATAATTTGTCGAACACCTGACATAATTCCTCCATAATATCCTCAGTAGTAACTTTTGTAATATGTATAACATGATGTACTATAGGATCTTCACCCTCCAGTAATGCTGCATCTCTCCTAGCATCAGCCTTTCTCAAATGACCAACTATTCCATCTGCTTCAATAACCATATTCAATTCAGGTATCCAAAAGTCTACGGTATAGTTTAAAATCTCAAATTGTTCAGTAAAACGAAAGCCGAATCTACCCAAGCAATTTGCTATTGTCTTCTCCTGTTTCGTAAAGTCCTTCGGTAGGAGCATTAGTTCCCTCCAATTCAGCTACTAACATAGTCAATAAATTTTCATTGGTTACCATTAAAGTTTTTAACCCATTCATTCCCTGTGCCCGTTGGTCTTGGTACGTATACCAAGCCCCCTTCTTATCTATTATTCCCGCAGCTAGTCCATCCCTCATATAACTTTCAATGAGGTCAAAACCCCCCTCTATCCTAAAAGGCACAATGGCTGATTTCCAATTCTCTCCCCCCACCTTAGTTTTTCGTAAACGAACTTCCATATCAAAACCAACCTTCTCTTTATCAGGAGTTTCCAACCACCCTACTCTACGTATTTGTAATAAGAAATGGGCAAAAAAGGTTTGGGCTAATCCCCCTGGCATGGTGTCCAACGCTACCTTCCCAAGACCAGTTCTCATTTGATTAATGGCTATAAATGCTGATCCTTCCTGTAGATTGGGCAATAACCTGGGAAGAGACGAATTAATAAACCTAGCTTGCCATGCCATAGGATTATAAGCAAACTCCTCTTCAGCATTTTTAGTCTTAGGGGGTTCCATAACAGCACTAGGGACTAATCCCGCAATACTATCCAATACAACTACTCCGACTCCTGCTTTCATTAATCGTCTGGCAATACCGAAGGCTTCTTCGCCTGTAGTAGGTTGAGCAACTAATATACTGTCAGTATCTACTCCGCACTTTGCCATCCATTCGTTATCCCAAGACAACTCTGTGTCTATCCATCCAGCGGTTCCCCCTTCCAGTTGAATGTTTTTACATACCTGAGAAGCTAGATAAGATTTACCTACA